CAGACAATGTCATTATTGGTACCGGTGCTGCTGTTGCTTATACAGGTGCTGAATCTGATAATATTGTTATTGGGTCCACAAATTCTAATCCAGGTTATGCGGGAGATATGGGTGCCATTCGGATTGGCACTAGCGCTTTTCAAACAACATGTTTTATTGCCGGTATTGATGGCGTCAATGTTGGCTCAGTAGCTACCGTGGTTACTGAGGCTAGCAATCAACTTGGTACTGCAGTAATTACCGCAGGTTCTGGTATAACAGTCACTCCCGGAGCTAATACTATTACTATTGCGGCTACTGGTGGGGGCGGAGGCATAACAACGATTGATGGCAATGTGGGTTCAGTTACGGGAGCGACAGTAACTATAGAATCTACCGGTGAAGGAACTGCTTTTACTAATGCAACAAGTGCCACTAATTTAAATTTACTTTTTACTGATGCAAATAGTAATGTTGGCATTGGAACCAGTGCTTTAGGTCTACTTTCAGGTGGCTATGAAAATGTCATGGTCGGATCTATTGCCGGAGCTGCCTATACTACAGGAACTGCCGCAAGAAATACTGGACTAGGATGGGCTACTTTAAATGCTGATCAAACAGGTTATTGGAATACAGCCATTGGTGCTGCAGCAGGGTCAAATCTTAATGGAGGAAACTTCAATGTTTTGATAGGACCTGGAGCAGGAACGGGCTATAACTCTACTGAGCAATATAATATCGTATTAGGAAATGTAGCGGGAACGGGTGGAGAAAGTGGTGCAATTCATATAGGAGATGCGGGTAATAATACTACTTTTTATGCAGGTGGTATTAATGGCGTGAATGTCGGTTCAGTAGCGACTGTTGTTACCGGAGCTGCAACAGCAGGAGGGATTCAATTAGGAACTGCGGTAATAACTGCTGGTACCGGAATCACTGTCACTCCTGGGGCAAATACTATTACTATTGATTCAACAGCAACAGGAACAGTTACTACTTTAACAGGCGATAGCGGTACGGCTTCTCCATCTGCCGGAAATATTAATATTGTAGTAGGTAATCAAGGAACTGCATTAATACAGGGTTCTTCTAATACATTGGGTTTGTTTTTTAGGGGTGGAGCGGTCAGCACCAATCTTTCTATTGGAAGTGTCTCATTGATATCTGCTACCGGAGGTAGTAATACTTCATTTGGCTCAGGTTTAAATAGTGTTACGAGTGGGTCGGGTAATACTGCCATAGGAGCGGGGGTATTATCATCAGTAACTACTGGAAGTAATAATAATGGGATGGGGCTTGACGTAGGAGGATTAATTTCTTCAGGAAATTATAATATTTTTATCGGAACTAATGCGGGAACGGCATATGTCACCGGTACCGAATCAAGCAATATATTATTTAATGCCAATGGAACTAATGGAGAAAATAATGTTCTCAGAATTGGTAATGCTACGGGAACAAGTACGCAGCAATTAAATTCCGCATATATATGCGGAATAACAGGTATAAATGTTACTGGATCAGCTGTGATGGTTAATGCGTCAAATCAATTAGGTGTTACTGTTTCTTCTGCTCGTTATAAAGAAAATATACAAGATTTGGGTGATACCAGTTCATCTATTATGAAACTTCGTCCCGTAAAATTTAATTATAAATCTGATCCTACTCCACAGACAGGGCTTATAGCTGAAGAAGTAGATAAAATTAATCCTCAGTTAGTTGTCTATGATCAAGAAGGATTGCCTCAAACAGTTAAGTATCATGATTTACCGGCTTTATTACTCAATGAAATACAAAAATTACGCAAAGAAGTAGATGAATTAAAAAGGATTAAAGGATGAGTAATTTTCAAGGTGGTGGAGCACCACGTGGTATAGGATATACGGGAACATATGCCAATAGACCACCTAATATTCATTTCAATGATCGCGATCCCAATCAATATGATACTCAGAATTATTCTTTAATGGATTTCTGGTTGAATACTGTTTCATTAAATATTTTCTGTCTTGTTTCTCTGGCGGGCAATTCTTCTTCTAAGGGAATGCTCGCAGATTGGGTTCCTCTGAGTACAGGCGGTGTCGGTACGGTTGATACCCTAACTTCTAATACTGGAGGAGCAGTTTCTCCTTTAGCGGGAAATATTAATGTAGTGGGGGATGGTGTAACTATTACTGGTATAGGAAATCCCGGTGCGCATACGATTACGCTTTCAGCGGTTGCTACGGGAGAAGTGAGCACATTAACTGGTAATTCAGGAGGAGCAGTTTCTCCAGCAGCAAATAATATTAATGTGATCGGAGATGGAACTACCGTCAATGTTGTGGGTAATCCAGGTACTAATACCCTTACTATATCAGCAGTTAATACCGGACAGACTAAATTAAATTATACTTCAGTTACTACTACTCCTTATGTAGTTGCAGCAACGGATGATTATATAAGTGTAACAACGACTTCTTTGGCTATTACTGTTCAACTTCCTAATGCTCCTGCAACAGGACGCGTTTATACCATAAAAGATAAAACTAATAATGCCTCTGTTAATAATATTACGGTTACGACGGTTGGCGGTACGGTTACTATTGATGGCGCTACTACTTATGTAATGAATACCAATTATGAAGCTATTAATGTCATATTTAATGGTACTAATTATGAGGTATGGTAATGGCATACAAAAGACAGTCTCCTGGTCCAATATCTGAAGGATATACCAATGCATTGTCCATGGCCAATACTAATGGTACTGCATATTTTGACGGAACTAAGGTTAATACAGTCAATCCTGGTACTGCTTTACAAATTCTTAAGAGTAATGGCGCGGGAATGGCGCCTACTTTTCAAAGTTCATCGGGAGGATCAGGAGTAAGTATTATTGGATTTACCTCTCAAAATGATATATCGCCTAATCGATATCTTGCCACAACAACTACTGATTCTTATTTAGCCCCATTTGGTTTTAGAAATCCCGGCGCAGATTCTTCAGGATCAAATATAGTTATATGTCCTCTAACAGGGACCTTTAGCAATATGTATGTATATATTTCTCAGAATCTTTCAACAACTGATGTTACTTTTAATCTCATAACCAATGGTATTAATAGTTTAATAGCGGTAACAGTTCCTGCTGGAACAACGGGATTATTTTCAGATACTACTCATAGTATTGGTATTACTGCAGCTCAAACGGTTCAAATGTTCTGTCAACAAGCTACTACTGGCAATGTATATGGCAGCATTTCTATTCAATTCTCGTAAGGAATAGTATGGCATATAAAAGACAATCACCAGTCCCTATCGCAGAAAGTGGTACCAATTATATTTCTCAATCGAATGTTAATGGCACTATTATATTTGATGGAACTGGACTTTCTTCATTGCCAACAGGAGTATCGGGATGGGTCTTAACTTCAATAGGCCCAGGATCATCCCCGGAATTTCAACCATTAGCTGGAAGTGGTTCATCTTGGATTGGGAGTGCGCAGGGTCGCGATAGTCAAATATCAAATTGGGATGGCATTTCTCCTTTTTGGACTGTTTCTATATTTTCTCTTGGGGCTTATCAACAAGGAAATAGTATTCAACCTATATTCCCTTTTCCTTTTGCTTGTATTATTTCTAATTTATATGTAGTTGTTACGGCTAATAATTCATCAAATATTACGAGTAGTTTTATTAATATAAATGGTTCTAATACTTCATTGGGCGTAACAATTCCTGCTAATACTGTCGGAACATTTAGTGATACTACTCATAGTGTTACAGTAATGGCAGGAGACCTTATGTATTTGGTCTCAAATCAAACAGGAGGAATGACTCAGATAGTTAATGGAGCATTTACTATTCAAATAACTCCAGAGGAGTAAAAATGGCTTATAAAAGACAATCTCCATTACCGCTATCAGAAGGAGGAACTAATACTTCTTCACTAACCAATGCCAATGGAGTTATATATTATGATGGAACAAAATTTAATACGACAACCGTAGGAACATCAGCCCAATTATTTACCTCTCAAGGAGCAGGAGCAGCACCTCAATTTATGACTGTTTCAGGAGCTGGAACTAATTCCATTATTGCTACAAGTGGCCTTACGCTAATCGGTACTAATGCTGCTACTAATTATTTTATTCCTTATTCGCAGAATCCATCATCTAATCAAGTACAATCTCAATTTCCTATGCCAGTTTCAGGAACATTAAATAATATGTATGTATATATAAATCCATCAAGCGCAATAGCAAGTGGGCCTAATACTATTACACTTTTAGTAAATCAAGTAGCCACTTCGTTAGTAGTTACAAGACCGAATGCAGCGATAGGAACCTTTAGCAATACAACCGATTCAGTTGCTGTTTCTGCAGGAGATTTGATTCAATTTTCGTGTAATTCTTCAGGGTCAAATGCTCTTACAGGACAAGTATCGGTACAATTAACGACATAATTTATTTCATAGCCCCCATTAACCAGATGAGGGCTATAACAGTGTTTCGCCCTTCATCATTACTCTCCTTGTCCTCCGCCTTGTAACTCCGGGGCGGAGGGTTTGATAAATTTTCTATAAATGGAATTATTGAGTTGGTCTGAGATAAGTAAAGGGCGTTTTCTATAGGGATTTAATCTAAGTATCTTATATCGCATGTGATAATTCGGGTAAATATCCCCAATGAGTGTCTGGAAATTCCCAATTAAGACAACTATCACAACATGTATTGCAATGACAAAATATATGGGGATTCTTAGAGCCTTCTGGCCAGCAATTTTCTATCATATGAATAGTTTTTCCATTAGTCGCTAAAACTATAATATCAAGTGGGGGCATTTCATCAGAAAATTTAATCCATTTCATTTATACTTTTCCAAACACTCTTTTAAGAATTTTTCTGTTTCCAATTCTTTTGCAAATACCAACTCTAAGAAATTTCCCATTTTCATCCATAGAGGATTAGATTCATCGCGAGATGTTTGAATCCATAATTCTTGAGCATCATCCAGGTGTTGATTCCATCGTGTTCCATATTCTGCGAGATCAAATCTTGTGGGGGCACTGTACCGAATCAGTCTGGACTGCTCCATAATTAATCCTTTCTACGGTTTCTTTCATAATCTTCTTGGGTTCTTTTGATTCTCATGATCTTATTACGTGCTTTATGATATTCAGAACGAGGTAAGTCTGCCAAGGTTCTAATGTCATGAGTTTCCATAATATCTCGTGCTAAGTCTTCCTGACCTTCAAGTTCAATACATAACTCTTCATACTGATCTTTGCTTACGACGTCGGTTCGGTCAACGGTTGGTTTAGGAACGCCTACGTTTTTACGGATATCTTGTATTAATTTCTGTTCGGCTATTTCTTCACCATTATCATCAAAATTAAGCGGATCATTATCAGACGGTGCGATTCCTAAAATCATCAATGCCTGACGGCGCTTTTTGATTTCATATATATTTCCATTAGTTCTTTCATTATTTCCTACCAGGATACGGGCAAATGAAGATATATATTGACCAGACTCATGACCAATTAGAGTCTTTAATATTTCAGCGCCGCTTCCTTCATCCAGCAGTTCTGTGTATTGATAGAAAGCTAGGCCATTTATAGACAATGATTCATTGACGGCTGATAATATGGCCTTCAAGTTAGCATACTTTCCTCCTGGGGCATCCTGGTTTGCTATTAATGTCTTATAACTTCCCTGGGCTTTAGCTAAAGCACCCATAACATTATTAATCTCCGCTGATCGGTATTGGTTCTCCATCGGCTTCATTCTCCTGCTCTTTTTGCCAGCAACAATATACTTCTTCTGCTTTTTTTATGATTTGTTCTTCTTTAAGGGTGATATCTTCCATACTCTCTAAGATATCGGTACATGATTTACGTACTTCTCCTATTTGATATAAGGCATCCTCATAATGAGAAAGCATGTTCCTTTGACTACGCCTAAGCTGAATAATATCTTTTTTGATACACATAATGGTATATACAAAGCCTATATTAGAGGCAATAGTAATACTGATATATAAAGCCAAATATAAACGCTTCACTTATGATCCCATTCTCTTGCGATAACATATATAACAAAGTGCTAACCATGGGTTGCGAGTTTCTTGCCCGCAACCCATACAGATAATAAACTTAGCTAGCTGGCTGATCTTTGCCATTTTCTGTAGCTCCAGATTTTTTAAGTTGATCTATAAAATCACTATAATGGTTCGTGGAATTTGTAACGAACTGATACCTATGGCCTATAAAATGAAAAACTGGGTACATTTCACCAAATTTACTCTGTATATCTTTAAGAAGTTGATTTACTTCTACCAGGTTTGTTTCACCCAATGGCTTGCCGCGATGCTTATCTAGTTGGTTATGCAGTTCTATATATTCTTCATGAAGAGTTTGTAGTTGAGCATCAACTTCTTTTATTACTTCATCCATCTTTTTCATGTTAATCCTTTTATTTGATTTGTTTTGGAAATCCTATGATATGGTGCAGTGTGCGCATATATTTCATTTCTTTCAATTCATCATTCATCTTTTTTTCTTGATCGTAATCTTTTTTATTACAAGCCAGTTCTTGAGCTTTTATTTTATCTTTAGAATGGATTCTTACTATTTTCTGTGAACCCATGCATGATGCCAAGACAAAAGTAATAGCTGACAATACAAGTAGTTTATATAGAGACATTAGAGCCCGTTTCTTTCTTTATAATTGATAGTAATTACTTCTGATAGTCCGTCTGATTTTTTTCGTTGCCAATCCAGGCATTCTGTACATATAGGAATAACTTTATCTTCAATATATACGGAGATATATACTTCTTCTCCGCAACTGCAGCAAAATTCAACCGTTTGCACTTTAGTCTTCCTGACACGCTAGAATATTTGATTCCCATATTTCATGACATGCTTGGCACAAAATATTATCAATATCTTCACCAACAATATTCAGGTCATGAGTTACCTCTTTTTCACAAGATGAACAGTATAGTTTGTTATCCACATTTTCCCTTCATGGATTAAATTAAACATGGTTTTATTATTATATAAAAATATATTACTGTCAACTATTTACATATAACTTAATATATGTATAATAATATAATAATTAATCTAAAACGAAAGGAACTTTTGATGACATTTGACTTAGAGGAATATATTAAGAGACTGGAAGATATCCGGGCTGAGAAGCTGTGGTCGCGCTTGGAGTTGGCACGTTCTTTAGGTTTGGACTATCAGACACTTTTAAGATTATATAAACACAAAAAGATGCCACGTCCGGTGACTATGAGACGAATCAGAGACTTTGTGCGCAATTATGATAATGGTCAGGATATTCATGGTTGAAATTAAAGAGTATTGCATTGCTTTTATGAAGGCCAAGAAGAATTTTGTTAAGACAGGTATGAGTGGCCATGTTAAGGGTGGCGCTAAAGATTTCAAATATGCACGTCTTCCTGAAGTATATAATGCAGTAGAACAAGCACTGAATGAGCAAGACATAATAATTCAGCATTGCCGACAAGTTAAAGGAGAAGTAGAGGTTCTTATTACTTTTTTTATACATATTCCTTCTGGGCAATATACCAGAGATGAATGCCTTCTTGTTCCTGAAAAGCCGAATAATCAATCACGGGCCGGAGCGGTTACGACTATGCGTAAACAAGCGGTTCTGGTTCTGTGCGGTATTGCGACAGAAGAAGATGATGAATATTTTGAAGAAGAAGACAAAGAAGTCTATATCACTCAAGAGCAAAAAGAACATCTAGAAGTTGAACTTAAAAAGCATCCGCGAGATCATGCAGTCGCTTTATATAGAGATATTACTAAAGAATACAAGATTACTTCATTTGCTTATTTGAAAGCATCTGATTACAGAGAAGTAGAATTAAAAGTACGTAAAGGATAACTATGGATATGACTCATACAAATTCAATAATACTTGTTGGTAGATTAGTACGTGAAGTTGAAGTAAAAGAAATCAGACCGGGTTTGAAGATTGGGAAGATGACAATTGCTACGGATCACATCCATACGAACAAAGACGGTGCTACAACGAAAGAAACTTGTTTCACCGAATGTGTGGTATGGAATAAAATGGCGGATCGGTGCGGTGAGAATTTGCGCAGAGGGTCTATGGTTGCCATTGAAGGACGGTTAAAGCTCGATACGTGGAAAGATAAAAGTTCGGGTGAAGAGCGCTCTAAGCATACGGTAGCCGTTACCAATGTAGTATTCATGGATCCAAAAGATACTACTAAAACTTCCTCAGAACCATTTAGTGGCTTTACTGGTGATGAGCTCCCTTTTTAAGGATATAGATGGAAAAAAAGATTCTGTTTAAAGACTTTAAAGATCGTATATCAGACAGTGAACAATGGGGTAAAGGGTCATGGACAAAAGAACCGGGTGAATTCGTACGAATATGGGCATATTATAAAGGTCTGCCGTATACGCTGGGACGTAATGTATTAGGGGTATGGCTTGGTTATGTGGCTATTAGAAAAGACATGTTGGTCTACACCAATAATTTTGATTGGGAACAGCTCGAAATTCACGGTGGGATAACGTATTCAGACCATGCTTATCCTTTGATGGAACTTCCCTATGAAGATAATGATCAGTTGTATTGGATAGGATTTGATTGCGGTCATTATGGTGATAAGGTGCCTCAGAGAAATTACATACGGAGTATATTGCCTCGTGGTATGCGCAAAGAACTTAAAGAATTAGAAAAAAAACTCCTTACCAAACGTGTTGAGAAATACAGAACACTCGAATTTGCTATCAAACAATGCAAGCTATTAATAGATCAGATATCAGAAGAAGAAAGTAAATTATGTTAGTAGAAAATTATGATTTGGCAGAAGCTCAATCATTACTTGAAGAATTAAGAATAAAACATCAAGAAGCAGTTGATGAAGTAGAAAAACAAAAAGCAGCCTTTTTGGCAGTAATGCCTCAAAAAGAACAAAGAAAGAAATTTCTGATAAGTTTTGAAACTATGCTTTTGACGCGATCACTCATCAATCAAAGAATTCTGTATATTACTACCTGTTCTTCTTATGTGTTGAGTGCGGTTCTTTCAGAAGCAATTTCAATTGAGGAAGGAGAAGTACAACTCAATAAAATGAATAAGAATGTTGAGCTCGTTATTAAACAGTCTGAAATGATTCTCAAAGAATTTATCGATATGAATAAGAGGGGTAAGTATGTACTTAAAGAAAAAAGAAAATCTGAAAACTAAACAAAAGATAGACATTAATCAAGAATCAAATTAAGCTGCTGATCGGCGTCGAAGTAGATGTCCAAACGTAAAATAAGTACAGAAGGCCCAGGAAATAAATCCTGAGCCTGTCCATTTTATCAATCTTCCCTACCAGAGGATGTATGACAAATAAACTTAAAATCAAAAAACAATTCCAAAACGAGTCACCCGACAAAGGAGGATTCATGCTGAAAAGTTTTGTTAATTTCAAATTATGTAATAACTTTACTTCATCTACATCTTCGTGTCAAGAAGAAAACCTAAAAGAATTAACTGACACTCAAATCGTCATTTTAGATGAGATACTCAAATTGGGTAATAACTTTGATTTGGTCTTTCCATGTCAGCGGGGTTTGGGCAGAAAAGCTGGGGTTGGTATTCGCCAAGCACATAGAATTATTAAACAGCTATGCCAGATGGGTCTTCTTCAAAAGATTACTACTCCTTTTCAGTCATGTTATTACCAAGTAAATCCTATGTTATTAAATCCTGATGTTCGTAGGCGGTGGTCTCATGTTTTTTATGCATTTCGGTTCTTATCACTTATATTGCTTTTTTCAGGTTTACAGTCAAAAAATGTCGTACGTAGAATATCCGACCATAGGTCTTTTAATACATCGGTAATAGGGTCCTTAAAAAGAGAGCAGAAAAAAGGGAAAGTAATGGCACTTTACAAGACTGATGAACAAATAGAAATCATAAATCGGCTTGGCAAGGAACTTAAATTGACCCCGTTAGGTCATATTAAGTTCAGACCTTATCCGTTTGAATGTATTCAGTATGCTTACGATAAGCTCAAGTATGCCCGAAATGTGCAGAACTCAACGGTTTGGATGCTTAAGCTGTGTAATGAATGGTGCAAAGATAATAATATTACTCCTGATTGGGCTGTTTGTTTTAAACTTTATGACTATATGAAAGTTGATCCATTGGGACCACTTAATTTTTCAGTAATCGCAACCGATAAACCGTCTATGAAAAGAGAAGAGCGCCCTACCGGGCGTAAGCGCTTCGCTTCCCCTCAAAGGGACCAGCAAGAATCCAAAGCTACGGAGTATGATTTTCCGGCATACCGAGAGGGATTACTTAATACCCAAGAAACAGAGCAGATGCGTTCTGCCCTTAAAGAACCGAGCTATATGGCTTATCAGATTGAATTGCGTAATTGCCGCGCCGCTCCCGCAGCCTTCAAAGAAGATTGGCTGAAAATTGAGCCTGCGTTATTATCACGAGGATGTCGGCAAGCTCTCAAGGAATATATAGAGGGAACCGTTGTCCCCACAGAAGGAGAAACGTTATTATCTTCTTTGGGGAAGGCGGTAACCGTTAAGGAACAAGCTACCCGGCTGTCTGAGAATAAATTATTATGTCAAAAGGAGAGCGATGGAGTTACAGGGTAAAGTATACTGTGTATTTATTAATCCCTTGGCTTGGTATAGATACAGAACTGATGATTATAGAGGATTTGATAAACGAGTGACCGATAAGGTGAGGTATGATTTAACCATGCAGCGCATACATGGGGATGATCCTTTATGGGATGTTCCGATTGATATGACCCTTGCTTTTTATATGAAATTGCCCCATACCGTTAAACACAAAAATAATAACACTATATTTCATGACCAATGGCCATCGGTACATGAAATGAGCAATATATTTGTAAATGGCATGCGAGATACGATTATTACTAATCCTGATATAATATGTCGTCTTAATAGCAAAAAGATATACGCAAAAACACCTCGTATTGTATGTATTATTAGTGAAAGTAAACCAGATGAAGAATAAAAAGGGTAAAAGAACTAACACTATAGTTAGCCAGGAAGATTTGTCCAAAGAATTTGAAAACGACCTCCAGATTGATGAATCGGGATTATTGCCTCCTGTAATCACTCGCCCACTTTTTAGAGAAAGACTCATTACGTCATTATTAAAATGGGCAAAGAAACCCACATCTTTAGATCTTATGCAATTCTGTATTGCTACCGGTATTCAGCGGTTTAATCTTTATGGATGGATGAAAGAATATCCTGAGATTTTAAAAGCGGTTGAAGAAGCTCGCCTGATTATTGGCTGTAATCGGCGGATCGGTGTCATAAGAAAGAAACTTGATGGTACATATGCCTACAAAGATATGTATCGGTTAGACCCTGAGTTCTTGGAGATTAATAAGTATAATGCGGACATGAGCAAGGCGGCTTCGCCAAGCGGTAATACGTTTAATATAAATACTGATAAGCCATTGGTAAAGACCAAGGAAGAATTGAAACAAGAGATTGATAATATATGAATGAAAATGAAGTAAAAAGCGAAATAAAAATATACATACGCAAACTTATCAATGAAATTTTTCATAATGAAAAGTCAAAGTACTCTGATCTTTTGGAGAGGATAGGTTTACTGGAAGAAGTGATAGAGGGAGAAGCGAGCAATATACAATATTTACGGTCTATTATACAGGGACTTATTGAAGAGAGGCGACAATGGAAAGAAGATAAAGATAGAATTCGCAAAAGAATGCATGAAATAGAAACAAAGCCCGAACAACAGTGCTCGTTTATTTGTAGAAATTCTTACCAAGCTATTAAAGAAGAAGTAAGTATGTTACGTAGCGAAATTGCCCAATTAAAACTTAAACATTAATGGTAAACAAGGAGTTAATTATGACAAGATGGTTAAGACAAATAAGATGGATGTTTGCTTCAAAGTTATCACAACAAGTTTCTGGTATAGTTTCTGAAAAGGTTATTCCTGATATTACAAAGCTTTATAGAGAACAGAAAATAACTGCGGGAAATTTAGAGAATATGACTCATTTTGTGGGGGAAATTATTAAAGAGTTTCCCAAACTTGAAGAGCGCGTTATTAAGCTTGAAACCGATAGCACATTTCTTTTGGCCCAACTTGATGCAAAAGAAAAAGAACTTGCCGAGTGCCATACGCAGCTTTCACAAGTATTAGAAAATGAAGTTTCTCAATCGCCATGTCTTGGTGAAAGATTTAGAACAAGTAGAGGCACTAAAAGAAGTGCCAAGAAGAAGGATTAAGCCCCTTCGAAGTCATCTTTGCTGAGAATAATAAAATCTTCTGGTTCTTCTATCATGCGGTATGATTTGATGTGCAGCTGAATTATTTCCCGGCGGCTGGCTAATGACGAATCAATTTCCATTGCCTCTTGTTCCATGATCTGCATAGCTTTTAAGAAAAAGCGGTAACGGTTTGATTTTTCCTGTGCAGAGCGTTCATAGTCCATACGGTCCATGCCGGAAGCGGTAGATAATATTATGACCCCCAACAATATGATCTTCATAAGATCTCCTTGAAGTAAGAGTGAAATATTTTTATAAATCTACGATAGACAGTTATTAATTGGAAAGAGAATTATGGAAAATATAGAAAAAGCATACATGTTAAAAGTTGTATACAAAGGCAACCCAAAAGAAGACTTGATTCCTGTGACATTTGAAACAAAACAAGAACTAGAAGATGCGCAAAAAGCACTCTTTAGAAGCTTGTCTAATCCTGATTACAAATGGTTTTTGATACAGGGTGTTGCGCTAAAGATTGAAGAATGTGCCTCTATAACTATTGATCGTTACTACAAATAAAGGAGATTCAAATTGTGGAAATAACACAAGTAGCCAGAGAAGAATCGGATATTTTTGTCCGCCATGCCTTTTGCAGAGCGATTAAAATTAATTCTTATTGTATTCATAATGATGAAGATAAATCATTAAAGTTATGCGTAAGAAAAGACGAAGAAGAAATAAGTCTTACTGTATTATGGTGTCCATTTTGTGGTTTTACATATGGAAAATAGTAGGAGAGTAAATGAGTTGCTGTAGTAAGGAAGAATTAGAATATTTGATGAATTACTTGGACAGAAATTGGAATAGCTGCCCTTTTTTTAATGCAACGCAGGGTAAAGGTCCCGACGTTCCCACTCAGTTAAATTGTTTGGATATTAAAGAGGTGCTAGAGTCAACCAATCTTCCTAACACAAGACTTTATATTTGGGCCGATAGTAAATTCAAACCACTTTTAAAAAAGATATGTGGCTTTGATGATGATATGCTCAATTTTAAAGATTCGCATCTTATATTTTATAGTACGAAAATACCTGAAGTGAACTTCAAAGAAGAGGCGAGCGCCAACGGGGAAAATGTTTACTATATCTATGTTATTACTAATGAAAGCGTACCGGCTCTGACTCAAATAAGGTTTACTATAGGAGAATAGATCAAAATAAATAAACCTGAAATGACAAAAGAAGAATTGATTATCCGCATTATTAATAAATAAAGAATGCGATAAGCAATTGAAACAGCTAAGAATAAAAGCAAAAAGGAATAACATGGATTATTACAGCAGTATGTGCAAGAAATATATTCATCTAATGGATGAAACCGATTGCTATAAAACCGGCTGTAAAGAAGATGCGGTATATCTTCATGTGCGATTGTCGAACAATGATGTATTCCAGTGGGCTTCGGGAGAATGCGCTCGGCATAGAAATGAAGGTTGTCCTGATGAATGCGATTGTGGATGTCCCAATTTTATTGTCAGTAAACGGGATGGAAAAAATATAAATATATGGCATTCAGAGGGTGAAGAGCCCGTTACTTTTTATGAGGAGATTTGATGAATTGGTTCAAAACTGGTGATTGAGAAGTTTGAGGAGTCAAAATGAGCATACAATTGCTTGCTAGATTATTTTATCCCCCGCAGATCTATGATTTTCCTGGAAAAGAAGAATTCCTGAGAAGGGGGGAAGAGCTCGCAAGAAGAGAAAGAGAATACGAAATAGAATTTGCCAGAGAAAGTATCAAGATTGTATGTCAGTGGCCACAATGTTCCAATACAATAACTAAGGCAGCCACTTATCACAATATCCAATCGATAACTTTTTGCCCTCAGGATTGGATTAGGTTCTATGCATTAAGAGATAATCTAAAATTATTATTTCCTGACATTGAAAAACATATAAAAAATGCTGCAGATGACTATAGGCTGAAAGAAATAATGGGGGAAGAGATATCAAAGAACAATCTTGATGTTTCCATAATGTTTAATAGGTTTATGTAGGAGTCGAAATGACACTTTCTGAACAACAACAACTATTTGCCCAGCATGTAGCCCAACTTATTATAGAAATAAAAAACCAGGGTTACGCATGTACTCTTGCCGAAGCTTATAGAACTTCTGAGCAGGCTGCTTTGTACGCTAAGCGTGGTGTGGGCATTATAGATAGCCTTCATTGCGAAAGACTGGCCATAGATCTCAATTTATTTAAGAATGGAGAATATCTTATGGATAACAATTCTTATGAGATATTTGGCAAATGGTGGGAAAGCCTAGACCCTAACAATAGATGGGGTGGTTATTTTGTGAGTAAATATGGCGGTCATATAGTGGACTTGGATCATTTTGAAAGAAAGCCAGAATGAATAAAAAAGAAATAAAAGGTTTAACTATCTCACGCCATCATATTACCGTTTTAATAACTGATGGGAAAAATGATAATTCGGTACACATAAATGGACCATTTAATATCTCTACTGATGACCCAGTTCTTAAAGATATATGTGAATGGAACAAAATTGATATTATAGAAGCTATTCAATTTCTTAAAAGCTTAGCAAAAATGTTTCCAAGATTAGATGACACTCGTCCGAATTATATCGGACATAGATTTGGTTCATGGACTATTATAAGGGATGCGCCAGATAGAGTTGTTCCAAAGATGCCTAATTCTCGGCAAAGAATTAGGTACTGGGAAGCTCAATGCGACTGCGGATTTATAAGAACAATGTCTTTATCTAATATTAGGTCAAGCGGAATAAACGGTAGATGTAGAATGTGTCCTAAGGATAAAAATGATTAGTTTTATTATAGGTTTACTCGCAGGAATTATATTATCTTCTTCATTTGATTGCGGCAGATGTGTAGAGTACAAAAAACATTTAAATGAGATTGCGCGACACAGATTGGAGAAAATGCATGAAGAATTGGTTTAAAAGTAAATCGTCAAATGTACTATCTCTTGATGAATTTGCAGATGATTTGGCGATTATGAGATCTTATTTAAAAGAATTTGAATCTCAAGTTAAAACACTTAATATGGCAGCCAAGATTTCAAATGAGCGAATGGCAGAATTTGAAAAAAGAATATTGAAGGCCGATCGAGACTTTGAATCGGCCTTGAAAGAAATAGAGGAACTTAAAAAGAATTAAAACAGGAAAGTAGTAATGAGCGTAGAAGTAAATGTAGCCCTGGACCGCTTTTCTTTAAGGTGGTACCAGGAACCGATATGGGACACGATAGAAAATGGAGAGAGTAAGCGCGTTCTTTATATCGCAGCTCGACGCAGCGGTAAGGATGTTCTTGCGTGGAATTTAGCCATTAGACAATGTATCAAAAAGACCTGTCTTGTTTTTTATGTTCTTCCCACTTATTCTCAAGGCCGTAAAGCTATATTTGATGCTATCACCATAGACGGTCGCAAGTTCTTGGACTTTATTCCCGAAGTACTCGTTGATGGTATAAACCAATCAGAAATGAAGATTCGGTTCAAGAACAATTCTATTTTACAGGTTATTGGAGGGGACACGTATGATACTTCTATTGTGGGTACTAACCCATATGCTGTCATTTTATCCGAATATTCACTTATGCCCGCTGATATTTTTGCCTTTATTAGGCCTATTCTTGCAGCCAATGGTGGTTGGTGTCTCGTCGTAGGAACTCCTCGAGGCAAAAACCACCTTTGGCGTTTATGGAAAGAAGCACAGGAACTTCCTAACTGGAAAGTGTTTCTTCATAAGACCTCAGATATACAACACATCCCTTCAGATGTTCTTGAACAAGAACGACGACAAATGGATGAAGGAATGTTTCTCCAGGAGTATGAATGCTCTTTTGAACGCGGTATTAGCGGTAGTTACTACGGTGCTTATCTGGATGCTCTTAAACTCAAGGGACAAGTTTGTACGGTACCATGGGAACCTGGTCTTCTTACTTATACGGTCTGGGATATTGGTGTTCATGATGCGACTTCGATTATATTTTATCAAGAAGTCGGTGACGGTACGGTTATTAGAATAATTGACGCTTATTCTAATAATAATTTGGGAATAGATCACTATGCCAAGTATATTCAAGACAAACCTTATCGCTATGGCGCGCACTTTGCCCCTCATGATATAAAAGTCAGAGAATGGGGAAGTGCCGCCGTTACACGTTATGAAAAAGCAAGACAATTGGGTATAGATTTTACTCTTGTTGATCAAGTTCCCATCCAAGACGGCATAGAAAATGTCTTAACTCATTTTGCTAAGTTTTGGATTGATAAAGATAAATGTCGTTCTCTTATTGATGCAATAGAAAACTATAGGCGTGAATATGATGATGTTCGACAAATGTATACTAATAAGCCTATAAAATCATGGGCTAGTCATTATGCTGATACCCTCAGATACTTATGTTTATCGATTCATAGAAATAAAAAAGATATGACTTCTGAAGAGTTTCAGCAGATTAAGGCGCGAGCTCTTTATGGAGACAAATATAATTTACCTAGATTTTTTAGGGATGATCCGCGTTATAATTATAGGAAATAAGACTCATTGGGAGTCTAAAGGAGTATCCCATGAAGAATCTCATATGTCTTTTAGTGTTACTTAATACGACAACCCTTATGGCGGGAGAAAAGAGTTTTAGCTCTCAACAACCAGGGTTGCCTGAAATAAGACATTCTATTGATCATAAAGCAGAAGCCGAAGGTCTACGTGGAGAACTTGCTCGAACCAAATCTTATCATGAAGCACAAATTAAACAGGAGAAATGCAAATCGCTCACCGCAGTACTTACTGCTTGTGGTTCTTTTCTAGGTGCAGTTGCTTCGTTTATATATTCTGTGAAGAAATGTAATTAATATTTCTTGATTTCAGGAATAGGGCACTCTAGAATTGATTTGATTTCTCATAAAAAAGGAAATAAGTATGTTAATAAGGCCACCGGTATCTCTTCCTCAAGATCATAGTGCTATTAAGAGGAAGATGGATGCAGATTACTCATCATGTCAGGCTATTTGGCAGGTATATTGGACTGAAGCAACCCTAGATACCCGTCTTGAGGCTGGCGATACTGCTCTCATGGCCGATCTCAATACTCAATTACCCAACAATAATCGCGGTTCGTGGTATTTCAACCACGTAAGACCCATTTGTAATATGGTTTCTGGTTATCAGCGTCGTAATAGAAATTCTACGGTGGTCGTTCCCTTAGAGAATGGCGATCAACAGACAGCTGACCAATGGACTAAGATATTGCTGGGTGTCTATAAAAGAGAGGGCGTCAATGAGACTCTTTCTGATGCTTTTCATCAAGGTGGTTGCATTACTGGCCTTAATCTTTTGCATGTATATTTGGACTATACTAATGATCCTGTGTCTGGAGATATTAAGGTTGATAATTTAGCCTATAACTGTTTCTTTATGGATCCTTATTGGAGAAAGCCCGATCTCTCTGATTGTTCTTTCATCTGGCGCCGAAGCTATTTGTCTCATTCAGCAGCTGCGGCTTTGATGCCTAAAGAATATTACGAAGAAATCATGAATCTTCCCGGCAATCCGACAGGAACTGGTCGCGACGGTCGTTTTGAATATATGCCCGAAGCATATGGGCAAACTCAACAAAATAAACTTGCTTATGATGAATATTATTATCGTTCTTACCGTAAGCAACGGCTTTTGGTTGATAAATCAACCGGTGAAACCATGGACATAACTAATCAAGACGAAGTTGATATTGATATGTTCTTGGCTCACTATCCAGAAGTAGAGATTATTGATCAAGATATTCCTACCGTACGTTTGGCCATCGCTATTCAAGACAAAATTTTCTACGATGGTCAAAATCCCCTCGGTATTGATATATATCCATTTGTACCGGTCATGGGTTTCTATAATCCAATGATGCCTTACTTTTACAGCAGAATTCAGGGTATATGCCGTTCTTTAAGAGATCCACAAATGCTCTTTAATCGCCGGGTTATTCTTTCAGCTGATGCTGCTGAATCGGTCGTTAATAGCGGTTGGATTTTTAAAGCGGATGCGGTTGTTGATGCTGACCTCTTGTTTCAAACAGGACAAGGTCGGATTATCCCATTGAAAAAAGATGCGCAAATGACGGATATTCAGCAGATTGCACCACCGAATATTCCTCAATATTTCTTCCAACTGCAAGATACGTTTGCCAAAGAAATGAATATTGTTTCGGGTGTTAACGAAGAACTTCTTGGATCAGCAATTGATGATAAGGCCGGTATATTATCAGCTTTACGTCAAGGTGCTGGTCTGACTACTTTGCAACCGCTCTTTGATAGATTAGATTTCTCTCAAAATCAATTGGGGGAATTGGTTATGAGAATTATTCGTAATAACTATACTCCCGGAAAAGTTAAGAACTTACTCGAAGGCCAACAGCCAGCACCTTTATTTTATAATAAAGCATTCGGTAAATATCACTGTATGGTTGAGGCTGGATTTAATACCATGTCTCAAAAGCAACTCCAATTCGCGCAGCTGCTCCAATTGCGCGAACTTGGGGTTCCATTACCTGACGCAAGTTTACTTGAAGCTGCAACCATACAGAATAAGACTGAAATTATTCAACAGATGCAGCAGCAACAACAACAAGCCCAACAGATGCAAATGCAGCAATCGCAGTTACAGATGCAGGAAATGCAAATGCGTGCTAAGTTGGCTGATGCACAATCTCATGCAAGTTATGGCCTTGGAGATGAAAGATATAGTAGAATTCCTGAGAATAGGGCACTTTCTGTTGAACGCCTTGAAAAAGCACAGAGTGATAAGACTATGTCTTTATTAAATGTAGCCAAAGCACTCAAAGAACTTGAGCATCTTGATGTAGATCAACTCCATAGACTTGTGGAAATAGATCGTCTGATGAATCAAAAAAATAATCCTGCTGCTGGACCAGTAGGCCAACTGTAAAAGGAGACAGATATGACATTTATATCATTAGTGGAAAAGATAGTTGCTGAAGTAACTCCACAAAACATTCAATTGTATATCAATCTGTTAGAGTCTGTTATTGCAGCAGCAGAAAAAATTGAAGATGCCCAAAATTCTACTCAAACCCCTCCGCAGAATGGTTCTGCGAGTTAGAGGTTTAAGACCTTGCGACGCTTAAGCGGTTCGCAGTAACTAAAAGGAGCCATTATGGCAAAAAGACACTATGGTAGCACCAAAGAGATGATGAAGAAAGCTGGACGCATGATTCATGACGAAATGAGTGCTCCGTGCTTACTTCCTCGTGAAGTCATGGATAAGGACTGGCCTAAAGAAGATCAATATTCTCTAGGTATGGTAAACGACTTGTTTGATGAAGCACAAAGACAATTGTCTATGGACGCTTCTGGTATGCGCCGTGAACATGCTGCTGCCCGCGGCAAAAAATGGTAAAGGAATCACTATGCCTGGCACTATCCGTTCATCTAAAAAAGCAATGCAAATTGCTTACAATATCTTAAAAACTCCTAAGGATAGACAGCAAAAGAACCAACCGACACCGCCTGAAAAGATGGTGAAAGAGTGGTTCAGAGATTCTTCAACCGCACAATAGAATTTGTTGCATTGGGGGAAGTACCGTTGTGGTCCTTCCCTCTTTTTTAGGAATATTATGGATAAATCAAAAGTAACATATTCAACAATACCTGAATTAAAAACAGAAGAAGATATTATTAATGCCCATACTAAATTATATTTTCTAAATAGAAGTATAGATTATTCCATTAATAGTGATGATTATAAGCGCATATACAATCACATGAAGAATGCTCGCAACGAAGAAATAGAGTCCTTTAAAAACATCGATTTATCAAAATCTTTAAATATTAATATTCCTAAAAATAAACTAAGTGGAGTATCAGGAAATACGCTAACCTTAAAAAGGAAATAATATGGCTGAAAAGAAAAAATATTGGATATCAGACGCGATCGAACATCCTGGTTCTTTACGCAAAGAATTGCACATTAAAAAAGGTAAAAAGATTCCTGCTTCTAAGCTTAAGAAAGCTGCTAAAGCTAAAGGAAAAGAAGGTAAACGTGCTCGATTAGCTATGACGTTGAAGAAAATGAACCATAAAGGAAAGTAACATGAAAAAGATGTGTAAGAAGTGTAAAAAAGAATCATGTAAATGTTCTAAGGGCATGGTGAAGAATGCCTAGATTAAAGAAATCAGCTTCCAAGAAAGCTAAAAAAACACGCGTTGATGATGAAATGCATAAATTCAAAGAAGGCGACTTGCATAGTGGTTCTAAACAAGGACCTCTTGTTACTAGTCGTAAACAAGCTATCGCGATTGCTCTTTCAGAATCCGGACAATCCAAAAAGAATAAGCGCAAATAGGATTGAACAAAAAAATGTTCTGAGGTAGCTTACAGATAACTACTCTCGTGGCCGGAGATGAAATACTTACTTCACTCCGGCCGCAATCATAAAAAGGAAGTGATGAGTGAAGAAACCTGCAGGCCAACTAATCGTTGATCATGAAAATAAAAATCTTGATCTTGAAGACGATATTATTGAATATCGTCGTGCAATGGAAAAAAAAACCGTAAAAGATCTTTATGAAACTGCATTCAAAGTAAAAAACGAGCCTCTCTATAAAAATAAAGACTTTTATGTAGTAATGACGATAAAAAATGAAGCAGTATTTCGTCATCCTCAAACTATTATGTGGGCGCGGCGCTCATGTCCTACTCCTGTTTATAAACAAGCTGTTTGGAAATTTCATACACAGACAGATACGTTAGAGTTTCTATGGAATATTCCAGATCCATTACGTTATTATCATATATTGCGTAATAGGCATGAATACCTATCTCATAAAGAGCATCAAGAGATGGCCAAGTTCGTTATTTTGATGGAATCAGGAGAACTTTTAGAATGGGTAAAGAAAGAAAATGGAGAGAAAAAAGATGCAATTATCTATAAAAACAAGGAGACCAAATGGTCGATGAATTAACAAATAATGCACCAGAAGTTGTTGAGCAAGTTGCAACTCCTGAAGAATCAGTAGCCGTATCGGCCCAAAAAGAATCTGATAAAGAAAATAATATGCGCAATTTAAGAGAAAGAGCAGAAGTTGCCGAACGGCGAGCGCAAGAACTTCAACGCTATCTTGAAATGCAATATAGCCAACAACAACCAAAGCAGCCGCAACAAGTTCAAGAATCAGTTTCTAATTTTGATCTAGATATTGATGAAGATGGCTATGTTGATGGTAAGAAATTTAAGAAAGTTGTTCAGACTCTATTTAAACAACAGCAAGATGATCGTAAAAAATATGAAGAAGCTTTACAGAGAAATTCGGTAAGCCAAGCTGAAATACAGTTAAAATCTCAATTTAGTGATTTCGATTCGGTTGTTTCTAAAGAGAATTTAGAGCGGTTGGCGGTTCAAAAACCAGCATTATATAGATCAATTATGGCTTCTCAAGATATTTATGATCGTGGGTATGCTGCTTATGAAATGATTAAAAGTAGTAATATAAGCGGTAATGACGGTTATGCTCATATAGATAAAAAACTTGAAGAGAATAGATCTAAACCTCGTTCAGCTGCCTCTGCTTCGCCCCAAGCAGGCGAGACCCCTCTTACCCGTGTTGGTGATTATGATAGACGCGTATTAACTGAAGCAAAAAAAGAACAAATTCGTCGAGATGTTGCAGCCGCTAAACAGCGTATGTAAATCTTCCTTATGCATCCCGTTTAGATTCCCTTCCCTAAACGGGATGCTTTTTCATAAAAAAAGTAGAGTAATGAATGGCCTGGAAAAATCAGCAAGAGCGCCGAAGAGGTACTCCAAGTTCACGTAGTGTGTATAAATATTGGTTCAGTAAGGGTTTGCATCCACAAAAAGGCAATGAATTTATTCCCCTAGAAGAAGGAACTTGCTTTGCTTGTGGACTATTTCATAGTATTCAGCGCGCACATATTGTTCCTGTATCTGAAGGAGGCAATAGCTCAGTAGATAATATCCATTTGTTATGCAAAGGGTGTCATTGTCTATCAGAAGGCAATAAGAAATATTGGCAATGGTTATCATATATGCGCCTTAATGAATGGAAAACAAGGCCAGAATGGTGTTTAAAGATTTTAGAAAGAAATGGTTTAAGCATTGAAGAAGAATGGCATAAAATTGAACACCTTGATTTTTATGAGAGAATAGTTGTCATTCAAAATATCCTTAAAGAAAATGGAATAATATTTGAAGCTCAAGAATAAAATATCTGATACTGAAGCGCGCAAACTTGTCCAATTATTTGAGATTCTTCTTAAGATCGATACAACAATGAAGAAAAAATCATTAAAAAAGCCGACTCGGTTAACAACTTGATTGTCCTATGACTTTTGTTCTATAATGCCCCTTAGCGTAATGTAGAGCTCGCTAGCTACAGGCGTACTGATCCTCGCCAGATCTTATTTAGGCGTATCGAACCTCGCCCGTTCATGACGTATGTGAGAATTCGTCTTTCTCGATGGTTAAATAAGATAAGTACGTTTGTGCTAGGAGTGTGTATGATAACTACACCTACAACGCTTCCAGCCCCGGTTCAGCAAACTTTTGATGATGTACTTTTATCGGTAAGAACTCCAAATCTTATCCATAAATTAGGTGCATTAACTAAACGTTTGCCTGCCAAGGGTGGAAGAATTCTACGCATGGGCCGCTATGATCGTTTACCAACTGCCCCAGTTCCCCTCGGGCCAAGTGGTGCAACGCCTCCTGCTACCCCATTGCGACGTGTTGATATTGATGCGGAAATGAGTTTTTATGGCTTATACGTAGCAATCAACCAACAAGTTACTCTTCAAAATCAAGACCCTGTCTTAAACGAAACTGCCGAACTACTTGGCCTCTCTCTTCGTATGACTGAAGACCAAATTACTCGTGATATGTTAGCGGCTACTGCTTCTATATATAATTGCACGGGCGGCGGCAACGGAGACCTTCCAACAAATTTATCACTTTCAGATATTGATGAAGTCACTGCTGCATTGCTTAGCAACGATGCATGGATGATTCTCAACACCATTTCGGGAGAAGATAAATTTGGTACCGCACCAAGCCGTCAGGCATATCTAGCGCTTGGCCACACCAATCTGTCAAAAGACTTGAATAATATTAATGGATTCGTTTCACAGTGGAATTATCCTAATAATAATCGCTCTATTGACAGCGAATGGGGCAGCGTAAATAATACGCGTTGGATGTTGTCTTCAGTTGGTTCAATCTCTCCTAATGCTTCTGCTTTAGGTAATGATGTATACAACTGCTTCATTCAGGGCATGGAAGCATTAGCTTGTGTTGAACAAGATAATTATTCTGCACGGTTCCTATATCGTCCACCAGTATTTTCTGATCCGTTGTTCCAAAACGTTACTCTCGGGTACGTTATGGCTGAGGTACCCCGTATCCTCAACGACCTTTGGATCACAAATACTCGCTGTACATTAGCTTAAAGGAGGTACGATGAGTGTTGTTTTTTCTGGAACTAATCAAGGTAGATTTACCGCAAATGGTAAAAATATCTTTCTTCCTCTTCCCCCTGGTGCTGATTATGTACATGTATTGAATGAATCCATTGCATATGGTGGCGCTCCCGGTGCTAATACTGGGGTAATATTTGACTGGTATTTGGGTGATACAACTGGCCGTGGTACGGTTCAATTCGTTACTAATGGCGGTTTTCCTGCTCTTAATATTGGTCAAATAGCTGTTGGTGCTGGATTCTATTTTATTGATACTACCAATAATCAGCCTGGACCGCTTAATAACGGTTCAACTGCTATTACTGCTATTTCAACTGCAACTCCTCCGCGAGTGACAGTTGGTTCAACAGCAGGTATGTTTACCGGTCAAACAGTACAGCTTTATAATGTAACAGGAGCTCCGCAACTTAATGGTTTGCAGTTCTCTATTACGGTTATTGATGCTACTCACTTTGATTTAACTAACTGTTCTCCATTGGCTAATGCGGCTACCGGCGGTTCTTTCCGCGTAATACCGTATCAGCCATTGTACACAGTTGCATTCCCTGGTATTCCGGGACAAACGGTATCACCAACTCTGATTGAGGATCCATACTGGTATCCAACATCTCGTGTTATTGGTGATATTTCTCAAGCTAATCAAGCAATCATTACACTTTTAGTGACTCATACTTATACTATCGGTCAATCTATTTCACTGAGAGTGCCAACAGTGAGCGCTACTGTTTTCGGTATGCCAACACTTAATGATCTGCAAGACGTAACAATTGTTAATATTAATCAAGCCGATGTTAATGGTTATACCAATACTATTACTGTTGACTTGAATACAACTGGTATTGGCCCATGGGCTTTCCCTGATAATACTGCTCCTGGTTACACACCAGCTCAAGTTATTCCAGTGGGTGCAAATACTGCCCAAGGTCTAGCAAGCAATCAAAATATCTTGGCTGATGCTACTGTTAATCAATCGAATCGTGGTGTCCTAATGGTCGCTGGTGCTCTGTCTCCAGCCGGCGCTAATGGCAATATAATTCAATGGGTTGCTGGTAAATCATTCAACGGTTTTTAATGAAGCAGGGTGAGGGTTAAAATCCTCACCCTTTTATAAGGAGTTATATGGAACCTACACAATCGCTACCAAAACCAGCAGTACGTTCAGCTCGTATTACTGCTGTCCGTAATCCAAAGTTATCAAAGGAAGAGTTATCGCGTCGCATAAAAAAGATGCGTGATCGTGATTCGGAGCTGGTGACTGGTATTTTTAAGAATTTTGATAATCCTAGTTCAAGCAATGGGCTTGGGGCATTAATTTTTACTTTTAAGCTTTATCCCGGTGATGAAAATGTCACTTATGAATTATGGGATGGAGAACGATATACTATTCCACGTTCTGTAGTACATCATTTGAACAATAGATGTTATTACAAGGAATATTATCATATGAAGAATGAGTTTGGTGATAATACTATGCGTCGAGCTGCACCAGATGGTAGATACCATGTAGAAGGCATGCAAGCATGTAAGAAAAAGCCTCGATTTGCTTTCTTACCATTGGAATATATGGACAATGAAGATGCTGATATGTTACCGGCAGCTGATTTGGTAGAAGTTACCAAAGTATAGAGGTGCATAATGGCCAATTGGTATGCCGTTGCTTTTCCGACTTATCAACCTGCAATGAGAAATATTTTATCGATCACCAATGCGTTTCCGGCTCTCATAACTACCACCTATGATGGCATTAATCCAGGTAATCATAACTATGAAACAGGTTTAATAGTTCGGTTATATATCCCTAAAGGATGGGGCATGCCAATTGGACGACGTGATGTCTATAATATTACTGTCACAAGCCCAACTCAATTTACTGTTAATTTAGATACAACCTTGCTAGAACCTTTCGTTATTCCTGCTTATAATCCCGGACATTATGGAACACCTCCGGTAGTAGTTCCTGTAGGTGAAGATAACGACACTCTATACCAAGCAACGCAGAATGTATTACCCTATACTACCCCTTAAAGCAGGAGAGAAGCGATGCCTTTAGCAGATTCAAGTTTAGAAACTATACGCACAAAAATAAGAAGACTTGTAAGAGCGCCTTCGATCTCACAACTTTCTGATAATGATATTGATGAATATATCAATACGTTTGTTATTTATGACATCCCGGCTAACTTAAAATTATTTAACCTACGCAGAACATTAACTTTTTATACTCAGCCAGGAGTTGATGTATATAGAACAATTCCTGCGATTCCTGCTAATGCTGGATTGGTTAATGACCCCCTTTATAACTTCAAGAACAAATATACAGCTATTCATCAACCGGTATTCTTTGCAGGTATACAAGGGTTTTATACTCAATGGCGCGATGTATTTTATGGTTATTATCCTCAAACTGCTACTATTGCGATGACCCAAATATTTGGTGATGGTGGCATGGGTCCATTCAATAGTACTTTGATTTCTCCTCCTCCAAATGTGCCTCCTCAACCATTTATTCTCCAAAAAAGCGTTAACTTCAATTGTGTTACGGCTAATAATCAATCGATGGTTATGGTTGACGTACCCATTAGTAATATCATTGGCAACCTTACACCACCGAATACTCCCCTTGTTCCTCCGTATGATACGATGCAAAACCCGGGCAACTACATTAATTATTTAACGGGACAATTTTCGGTTACCTTTCCAAACAATACGGTTGCGCAAGCTCCTATTTGGTTTGAAGCGGTTTTGTATCAACCAGGAAAGCCTATTGCCATGCTCTATTTCAATGATGAATTCACCATTAGGCCAGTTCCGGATAAGACGTATGCCATTCAAATGGAAGTTGATGCATTACCTACTCAATTATTAGCTGATACTGATACTCCTGAACTCGAACAATGGTGGCAATATATTGCTTATGGAGCAGCAAAAAAGATTTTTGAAGACAAGATGGATACTGATTCCGTTGAAAAAATATTCCCTGAGTTTAAGAATCAAGAATATATGGTTCTTTATACTACTCTTACTCAACGGGCAAATGAACGCTCAGTAACTATATATACCCAGGGTAAAAATTATGGCTTCGGTTGGTTTGGACCAGGCGGTTGGCCTTATTAGGAGAGCAGAATGGCATTAAATAATGTGCCCCTCACCGGGCAAAGCTTGGGTGTAACCCGAGTCCCAATCAATCAGAACTTTTCAGTTATAGATACGGCATTTTCAGTTGATCATGTCTCATATAATACTTCTGGACAAGGAAAACATAACCAGGTGACATTACCCGTTCAGGCAGGTGCCCCTACTTTTGCCACCGGAGATAATGGGATATATAACCTAGCATTGAGCGGTGTAAATGAAATTTATTTACACAAACAATCGGCTGCAGGAACTAAAGAAATTCCTATGACAGCTTCCATTTTGGATACTGTCGCTAATCCTGCGGCATATTCAGGTGGCTATACATGGCTTCCCTCAGGAATATTTTTAAATTGGGGACGTCCAACCTCTTTAGGCGGTATTGTAACAGTTACGATGGCTAATCCACCACCCAATGGCATCATAAATGTGTTAGTTAGTCCTTTTAGTGCTACCGGGGGCGTAACCCAGATCACTCAAGTATCACTGCAGAATATTATTAGTAACTCACAGTTTTCCGTTAATTTAGGAGTGAATGGAGCGGTTGCTACTGCAACGTTTACCTATTTAGTGATAGGATACTAATATGCCAATTGATCGTTTTTTTATTGCTCCCTATGATACTAATAGCGGTATGCAAACAAATGTTCGTCCCTGGTTAATCCCAGATGAGGCATTTGCTGAATTGACTAATGCATATGTTTTTAGAGGAAGAGTACGAAAACGATTCGGTTCAAGATACTTAGGAACAGATGCTCCTTCTTCTCGGTTGAGATTTACTGCGGCTACGTATGCTACAGGATCTGCTACTGGAACTGTTCCGGATGCTCCTTGGCCTATCGGTACAGCCTTTTCAATACTTGGGGTATTTTTTACGGTTAATGTAACCGGAACTCCTGCCAATTTATTAATTGCAAACGGCTCAGCGGTTGCGGCTACTTTTAATACAACTTCTGGTGCATTTGTTTTTACTACTGTATTAGATAGCGGCGGTAATCCAATTCCTGATAATACACCCGTCTATTTTTATCCATCATTACCCGTGATGGGGCTACTTACTTTTTATGATAATACACAACTTAATGAACCCACTATTGCTTTTGATACTTCTTATGCCTATCAATATATAGCCAATACTGGCTGGGATAGATTAGCAGCAGAAGCAACTGGTGGCGCAGCAACTTGGACTGGTGATAATTCACAATTCTTTTGGGGTGCTACATGGGGAGGAACTACGCCTTCGGCGAGTAATTCAGTATTTTATGTTACAAATTTCAATCAAAATGAACCAAATTTCATGCGTTATTTGCTTAATAATACATGGAATAACTTTAATCCTACAGTAAGCAATTTAGTAGTCGGTCCTCCATTAATATTAGGCATTACTTTAGTATCAGGTCTCATAATAGTTCCTTTTAAGAATAGACTTGTTGTTCTTAATACTTGGGAAAGTGAAACTGCTGATGGTATGACATTTACTCTGAATAATTATCCAGCCCGTGCTCGTTATTCTCAAGCCGGTTCGCCCCTTGCTACTACTGGATGGCGCCAAGATATTCAAGGACTTGGTAATGCGGTAGATGCTTCTACTACAGAAGCTATTGTAAGTGTAGAGTTCATCAAAGATCGTTTGATTGTATTCTTTGAGCAATCAACCTGGGAATTGGTATATACTGGTAACCAAGCATATCCATTTGTATGGCAACAACTTAATACCGAACTTGGCGCAGAATCGACTTTCTCTATTGTTGCCTTCGATAAGGTAGTTTTAGGAGTAGGTAATGTTGGTATTATGGCCTGTAATGGCTCAAACGTAGAACGAATAGACGATAAGATTCCCGATGAAGTTTTTAATATTCATAATGCTGATGAAGGTATTTATAGAGTATATGGAATCCGTGATTACTTCGTAGAAATGACCTATTGGACATTTCCAAGTACAGATGCGAGTTCTACTTTTCCTTATCCCAATAGAGTATTGGTATATAATTATAAAACCGGTACATGGGCATTTAATGATGATTCTATTACGGCATTTGGTTATTTTCAGCCCCAATCAAGTATTACATGGGATTCATTAACTGTTACATGGGATGATGATGAATCATGGGATAATGGCTCAACTCAAGCTCTTTTTCGCCAAGTTATCGCAGGAAATCAAGAAGGATTTACCTTTATTTGTGATGCTGAAGAAACTACCAATGCTTTAGTGCTACAAATTACTGATATCAGTACAAATGTAATGACACCTAATATTATTACATTTACCGTTATAGATCATAATCTACGAGAAGGTGATTATATATATTTTAATGGTATTACGGCGAGTTCAGGAAATCTTACGTTGCTTAATAATACCATATTTCCTGTCATAAATTCAGGATCAAATACGATAACGGCAACTCAATTTTCAATTGTTTATTCGGATGTTCCAGGAAATATTATTACCGGTACATATTCTGGTGGTGGCTTAATCTCTCGAGTAAGTAATATTAATATTCTTACTAAGCAATATAACTTTTATGCAAAGAGTGGCAGAAATGCATATGTATCAAAGATAGACTTTATGGTTGATTCAACTGCTGCCGGTCAGATTCAAGTAGATTATTATGTCTCTACAGCACAGGATCCTCTTACGCAAGAAAGTGTCCTTAATGGTTCTATTTTAGGAACCGGAACCTTGGACACATTCCCTTATAACAATGCTGCTGCTCCTGTACCCTATGAAGCAAACGCAACAAGATTATGGCATCCGGTGTATTTCCAGGCAGACGGTGAAGTAGTTCAGTTTGAATTGAGTATGAATGATGCTCAGATGAGAAACGTTAATATTATGGACAGTGATTTCCAGATGCATGCTATGTGCATTTATGCCACACCAACGAGTTATCGTTTTCAGTAGGAGAAAAAAATGCCTTATCAGCCAATTCAACAAAATACTGGTTCTTTTGTTCCCACCACGAATGTATGGGATGTATCAGAAATATACTCAGTAGATGTTACTTCTCCTGAATTTAAAGAACTTATTGTCCGCTTATATCAAAATATAAATAATGTATCATTAGTGTTAAATACTAAAGATTCTGCTTTCTATTTGACGGAAGAGTTCGTTAATAGTCAGCTTTGGTTTAATGCAATAACGAATGACCAATTGAGGCTACGTCCTGCTTTTAGAATGACAGTTAATACTGGCGCTCTGGGAGCAGGAGTTACCACGGTTGCGCATGGTATAGCAGTTGATGCGAATACTTCTTGGGTATATATTAGCGGTGCAGCAACGGATTCGGTTAATCTCCTGGGATATCCAATTACGTTTGGCGGTGGGGCAAATAACAATATTGGGGTGAATGCAAATGCTACTAATATCATTATTAATAATAATAGCGGTCAGACATTTACTGGTTCGGTAATTGTTCTTGAATATCTGAAGTTTTAAACGGACGACCTTTTTTGATAAGTCCTTCTCTTGGTGGTAAAGCGCCGGATTTCTCTTCATAAGCATTCACACATATTTCCAGGGATTCTTCTATAAAAGAAGTGATGGTAATTCCTGGTGTCCAATAAGAGATTCTTCTAATTCTTTCTAATAACGCTTCATCTATTTTTACGGTAACGGTTTTCTTCATTTATTTCCTTATAAAAACTACTTACATGTATTACTTGTAACAGATTTTATAGAAAAATAAAGGACGCACCATGCGTCCTTATTAACTGAAAACTAATATAAAAATTGTTTATTAACCTATTGGAGGTGTACTAAACAATGGTGGCATCAAGAAATAGATAGGATCTACTTCTGACTTCAACCCAATTGGAGGAAATTCTGCACCAATTGGAGGAGTTATGAATCCTACAGGTGGTGTATACGGAGCGATCTCTCGACGATCAGTGCCGTTTGCACTGCTTACTGAGAGTGCGATCAACATAGAAAATACGTATGCATATTTAAGCATGGCGTATCCTTTCTGTTAAGAGTTAATAAAATAAATACTAAATGTGATATTAGCATGCTAAACAATTAAAGCAACTATTTATTCATCAGTTCTTACCAAAAACGTTAGACATACAAGACAGGTATAAACTGATATAACAAGCATGGAAATGTATACAGGTGCATCTATTATTTTAAGACATGCAGATAACATCATGAATTGAACGAGGTAATTTATTATATCTTCTAGATACATATATCTCCTTTTTCTGGTACTAATATACCGTAATATATTAGAATGCATTTTGATATAAAAAATTAACCTTAATTGGGAGAATAGTATGGCAAACTTTGGTGGTGGCGTAGCAGGGGGTTTAGGAGGTGCTGCAACAGGAGCAGGAATAGGATCATTATTTGGTCCAGGACCTGGAACTGCCATTGGAGCTGGCGTAGGAGGATTAGCCGGATTCCTGGGCGGTCTATTCGGAGGCGGCAAAGAAGGTGGTGTCCAACAAGCACAGAATTTTACTCCTGAACAACAAAATATTCTAAAATTACTTTTAGGCCAAGGACAACAAGGATTGCAAAATCCCTATCAAGGATTTGAAGGGATAGAGAATTATGCAAATAAGCAATTTCAACAAAATACGATTCCTTCTTTGGCCGAGCGATTTACTTCTTTGGGGAGTAATTCGCTAAGTTCTCCTGCATTTGCATCTCAATTAGGAGCCGCTGGTTCTGATTTGGCTACTGGCCTTGGTTTTTTAAGATCTCAATATGGACAACAGAATCAACAAAATGCATTAGCTCAACTTGCTTTAGGATTAAGTCCTCAATTTGAGAATTTCTATAGTGGAAGGCAACCTGGATTTGGTGAAGAGCTCTTTAAGTCATCTGCTCAAGCAGCTCCGGCGCTTTATCAATCATATTTGATGAACAAAGCCCTACAAGGAATCAAATAAGGAGAAATCATGCAAGTAATAAATGATACTAACTTTGGTGGTGAACTAGGAAAAGCTCTGGGTGGTGGCTTAAGAGATTTGGCTCAATATAAACTACAATCTTTACAAGAACCGTATCAAAGAATGCTACAACAACGTAGAGCAGTTGAAGGAACTCGTCAGATATTTGGTGATCAAGGGGCGCAATTCTATGCTTCATTAGATCCTAATGCTCAAAAAGAATTCCTAAAAAATCCTCTTCCTTTCTTGAAGCTTTTACAAGCAGGCGGATTAGATAATTTAGGTGGTGGCATGCAGCAACTAATGCAAGGACAACAAGGGCAAATTCCACTTCCTGGAGGGCAACAGCCTTCTCAGCCGGGCCAACCTATACCCAATACTGGCGTATTATCACCAGCTCTTTTAGAACAGATTCAACGCCAACAACAAGGTCAAGGAGATCAATCTGGACAACAAGATAGATTTGCTGAATTGGACAATCTATTTCAAACACCAGAACAAAAATTGAATAAGTTAAAAGCTTTTCAACCTCAATTTCAAAAGATAAAAGAAAAAGCTGAAGCTGATAGAGCTTTAGTAAATGATGCGCAACAAGCATTGAAAGTTCTCAGAACTAATAAAGCTAAAACAGGAGTATGGGGTAAAATTACTCCGGGATTTCTACAAAGCCAAGAAGGACAACTTCTTACTAAATTACTTAATGATATTGTTATTAAGAAAGCAAATGCCGGGATAGGTGGAAGAGGAGCTTCTCAACTCAGACTCCAATTGGAAAAAGGCTCTAAGGCTGATATTTGGAACCATCCAAAAGTGATTGAACAAATTCTGACTGGTTTAGTTAATGATCCAGAAACTCAGCGTAGAATAGCTGAAGGAACTGCTTTAAGTGAATTAGAAGAAAAGTATGCTGGTGCTATACCAGAAGACATTATTCCTCGTATTAATAAAAGATCTAAAGAAATTCTTGGCTCACGGGCTTCTTCGCAGCCATCTGCCGCGGAAAGGCTTACTAAACAATCATTGCCGGATGCATCTTCATTGAGTAATGGCCAAAAGGCTCGTAATCCTGATACTGGTAAAATAGAATATATAGTAAAGAATGGTAAGTGGGAGGAGTATAATGGCTGATTGGATCATAGAACCAGCTGATTCTCAATCTCCTGAATCATTTGGTGAGCAAGTTAAACGCGTGGGAATTGGTACAGGGATAAGAGGCTTGCAGGGCATAGAAGGACTTGCTGATTTAATATGGAATAATGCGCCACATCCTTCTGAAGCGCTTAAAGAACGGTTTAATCTGACTCCTGAATATCTCGAACCACGAAATTTTGGAGAGAACTTGGTTCAGCGGTTCGGTTCGTCTGCCCCATTTACAGCTGCTCTTGGCGGTGTTCCCGCTTTAGGTTCTCTAGTATTAGGTTCTGGAGCTGGTGCTCTTTTGGGCAGTGTTGGTCTCCCTGAAGGAGTTCAGGATGTGGGACAGGTTGCGACTGAGTTGCTGGGTGGAAGATTAGCGAGTGATAAATTAGGAAAAGTAATAAATAGATTCCCGGGAGTTTCTGAAAAGATCAGCAAAGGAAGAGAATTAGCTAAAGCCTCAGTTTATCCCAATAAGGCAGATTTTTTAATAGATAAGGGCGGCAAAGTCGTTAAATCAACTGAAGCAAATAAAATAGTTTCAGCCATGAAAGAGGTAGGAAATAGACTACATACTGAGACGGACTCTAAAATATCTCAATCAATTCAACATACTCTTGAAAAATTGGGAGAAAATATTGTTAAAAATAAAATCGATCCTGCAACTGCTATAGATTTACGCAAGAGTCTTTATCGTCAAGCATCAAAATTGCCGTCTTCAGTTTCTTCAGATTATATATCTCCACTTACAAAAGGTATTAATAATTTTTTTGCTGAGTATGCCGTAGAGAATCCTAAATTTTGGAAGCATCTTAAGCCAGCGGACCAGTTGACCGAGATGAAGCATATGAAATCTTATATAGGAGAAGCATTATCAGGTAGTGCAGCCAATATCCCTGGAGGAAATATATCTAAAGCGTTAAAATTAATAGCAGAGTATCCTATTGGTAAGTTTGAAAAGTTTGCTCGTACATTAATAGGAAATCCAGCTGGAAGAAAGCACTATTTTGATATATTTAAAGGATTATCAAAGAATGATCCGCTACTCATAACCCAGGGCGTAGGCGGCCTGATCAACCAGTTCTCTAATATTTTCGGGCAACTTAGCCAGGGCTCTGAAGAACAACTTATCCCAGAAAGTAGCAAATGGATCATAGAGTAATAGTTTAAGTATGCACCAAGGCAAGAATACTTTGACTACAAGCCAAAAGGTAAATAATCCCATAGCAAATGTAAGCGGAATCATTGCTATTAATGCTAATAAAACGGTTAAAAACTTTATAATCATATCAATCCCCTAATGATCTCTCGGATTTAAGTCTGGCGTATGCAGCCCTCAATATCCACATAGTAATACTAATATTTCTCTTTTTGGCTGATTCTTTGATGCAATCATGAAGTTCTTGTGGCAAATCTACTGATAATCTCTTTCTGCCTGGACGATTATTTATTTTTTTCATAACTATTATTTTCAATATAGCACGTTAATTAATTGTGTACACAATAATATATCAATTAATTGATTATTGATCATGGCACATTCTATAGTGGGCAAAAATAGTAATGAAGTAAAATTTAAAGGAAGACTATGCCTACACAAAAGATACGTCGTCAGTTTTTTTCTGGAGTACCAGGACCGCTTGTTGGCCTTCAACAAGAACCAATTATTATGCAGCGTGCACCCACAACCTCAGATGCTGCAGAATTGGGAACTATATGGATATTTCCCACAAGTAATGGAATTTACATTCTTTCAAGTGAAACTAATGCTGCAGGTGTAGTTTCAAATAACTGGCAAAATATATCGGGTGGTGCAGGTGTATTTACTTCTTTAACAGTTAACCCAGGCCCAACCAATCTTTCTACAGTTGGTAGCGGAACGGTTACCATTGGCAATACGGCTAATGCTGATGCAATCAATTTAGAATCTGGTACAGGTGGTTTATTCTTAATTGGCAATGCTCATTCAATTCACATTGGTGATGATGCAGGAAATGCCAATACAATTACAATAGGTAATTCTACCGCTAATACATCATTGGATCTCACTGCTGGTACAAACTTTGGTATCGCTATAGCAAGCGGCGGTGCTATTTCTATGGTTGAAGCTACTGCAACAGCTGCTTCTCCAACTGCTACTGTTACTATTAATGAGAGAGCTGGTTTAGCTACATTTACTGGATTTACTACGGCAGCAGCTGGAACACAGGCATTTACGATAACCAATTCTAATGCAACTGTTACTAGTGGTATATCTGTTACCGTATTGAATGAAGGTACAAATGATGCTCAAATGACGTTAACACGTGTCGAGCGGCTAGTTGGCTCATTTGTTGTCACTGTTTTAAATAATGGTGCTGCAGCATTAAACGGAAACTTAAGCATCGACTTTTGGGTAAAAAATTAATAGGGAGTAGTAATGGGATTCACCAATGCTGGAAGGGTTCTTTTTGAACCCATTCGAGAAGTTGTATTTGGAGATATAGGAGCCGATTATTCACAGTTTGGTACTCCTTATCTTAATCAAATTCGAATTATTAGAATTATTAATACAAGTAATGCTGATGTATTTATTTCATTTGATGGAACCAATGATGATATTATTGTTCCATCTGATGGATTTGTACTCTATGACTATGGAGCAAATGCTAACTTTCCTGCAGGAATTCTTGCACAATCAAAAAATACTCAAGTGTGGATTAAATTAGTAAGCGCTGATGCAACAAGCGGTTCTGTATATCTAGAAACCGTTTATGCCGCTGGAGCTAATGGCTAGGGGATTCCATGTCTCAAGGTGGTATTAATAAAATCACGGGAAGTATATTGCCTCCAGATGTGCCATTACAATTTACGACGGATGCTGGGGTTGTTATTCCAGCAGCTAATAATGTAAATGTTTTTGGTGGCGTTGGATTTAATACTTCTGGAGCTGGAAGTACTATTACTCTTAATTTAGATACCCCTGTTGCTCTAGCTAATGGTGGAACCGGGGTAAATGGATTTACTAATGTTGATGGTGTCATATATTACGATGGTACCGTGCTGTCTTCTACTGGAGTAGGAACAGCTGGTCAGATACTCATGAGTAATGGACCAGGGCTGGCTCCTGCATTTGGACCTGTTTCAGGTTCATCTATTATGATAACTGGTGATGTGGGAAGCGCGAGTAGTGGTGCATTTACTATTACCGGTGGCACTACTGGATTAACTACTACCATGACTGGTACAACTCTTGCTACTGGTGGTACTCTTATCGTTGCTAATGGCGGTACTGGTCAACCATCTCTTACTAATCACGGAGTTCTTGTTGGCGCAGGAACTACAGCTATAACACAATTAACTGTAGGAGCAACCAATACTGTTTTACTAGGAAATACCGGTGCTGATCCATCCTTTGGTCAAGTTCCCAATGCAGCTCTTGTTAATAGTTCTATTACCTTAACAAGTGGTACGGGTATTACGGTAACTGGATCTCCTGTTGCATTAGGTAATTCTGCTACAATAGCCCTTACTACACCTGTTTCTATAGCCAATGGAGGAGCAAATAATACCACTTATACAACTGATGGAACTTTATATTTTGATGGAACAAAATTTAATAGTACAGCTACGGGAACTTCGGGATGGGTTCTTACTTCTGGTGGAACTGGAGTAGCTCCAAGTTATCAAGTAATTCCTTCTTCTTCTATATCAATTACCGGAGATACCGGGGGTGCCCAGACAGGTAGCTCATTTACCTTCCAGGGTGGCACGACTGGATTATCATTTGGCGGCTCTTCGGATACATTTACGACAACTTTTGCAGGTATAACTGCTAATGGTGGTACGGTAAATCTAGCTACTGATGCCACAACTTCTGCAATAAATATTGGAACAGGAGCAGGAAATAAAACAACTACTTTGGGTAGTACTAATACTGGAAGCACTACTGATATAAATTCTGGAACAGGTGGCACAACTATTAATAGTGCCTCAACTGGGTTTGTTGTGGTAGGCGCTGGTGCAGAATTTGGCGTAACTACTTCATCAACGGGAATTATTCAATTGGAGTCCGGTGCATCGGGGGCTGGCATATTGATAACTACACAAGGTTCTCATATGCAATTGCAATCAGGAACAGGAGTATTTGATATTTCGAATGATGCAGTTGCCACAACAGTCAATATTGCAACGGCAGCAGCAGCAAAAACAGTTATTTTAGGATCAACTAATACAACGAGTGGTACTACCATTCAATCTGGTTCAGGCAACATAATCATGAATAGCGGTCCCACTATAAGTAGCGCTGGGATAATGAAAAATTCAGTTCAGCCTTGTTTTACTGCTTATTTGAATGGAACTATAACCAATGCAACCGGAGATAGCACTTTAGTTAACCCGTTAATATTCAATGGAACATTGGTCAATCAGGGAAGTGGTTATAGTACTTCAACTGGAGGATTCACTGCTCCGGTAACTGGCAATTACATGTTCAATGTTATGATCACTTTTAATGGTCTTACTTCTTCTCATACAACATTAAACATATCATTAGGAACTACGGCAGAAGTTTATTCGTTAGTGACTAATCCTGGAGTTGCCCAAACATCAGGAAATAATTGTATTACTTGGAGTGTTGTTGCTCCGATGACTTCAGGAAATGTTGCCAATATCGCGTTATTTGTTGCTGGAGGAAGTAAGGTAGTTGGATTTGTTGGTAGTTCTTCTACCACTAGATTCTGTGTGTTTAGTGGATATCTATTATGTTAAAGGAGCAAGAATGATGTTTTTTATCGAAATATTTTTAACACACATTGATATAGTGAAATTCTAAGGATAATTATGCTCGTAAGTTCATCAAGAATTGAATATGAACCATTAAGATCCATTGGATTTGCATCTTTATCTGGTGCTTATGCAGGTGTCGGAATGCCTTTTGCTAATCCAGTTAAGATTTTGAAAGTTACTAATCTGACTGATGCTGCTCTACTTGTTTCATTTGATGGAGTAACTGATATGGATGTAGTGCCAGCAATGGGTGCCTATGTATATGATTACTCTACTAATAAAACAGATGCCGCTGGATTACTGGAACAACCTACCGGTAAAAGATTATATGTAAAAGAAGAGTTAACGGCCGCTACAGTAGGTACCTGCTATGTAACTGTTATATATGCATCACAAGTATAGGAGATAGGTATGTCACAAGTTGTATTTTATGGATCAGGAGGGAGCGGTGGAACTCCTATAGAAACTATTGATGGTAATACTGGATTTGTTGCGGGTTCTACAATTAATTTGATAACACCCGTTACTGAAAAAACATTAATGTTTAATGGTAATGATTCTTTCACTATGACTCTTAATACTACTGATACTGTAGGAAATGTGTCATTGGGTCTGGGAGCCTTTATTAATGGGGCGGCTGGTTCAGAAAGAAATACCGTTCTAGGATCTCTGGCCGGAGGAAATTTAACGACTGGTACAGACAATGTCATTATTGGTACCGGTGCTGCTGTTGCTTATACAGGTGCTGAATCTGATAATATTGTTATTGGGTCCACAAATTCTAATCCAGGTTATGCGGGAGATATGGGTGCCATTCGGATTGG